GCACGCCGGGCGCCCCGCCTAGCAGGGCGCCGTTTAACTTTATTCTTGCTTTGCTGCTTCCTAGCCATGGTTAGCGAACACCACGCCAAATGTACGGTCGGGGAAGATGCGAGTCTGATCGGCACTTGGGTTGTGACCGATCAATTGGCGGCGTTCCTTGGGGTCAGCTCCTGAGGTCCAATCACATCCCAGGATAGCTTCCTCAACAAGGAGTTGCTCATTGGGGTGGATCCCAAAAGCACGCCAAAAAGAGATCCTGGCGTCAGGTGTTACAGGCTTAGACACCGCGCTGTGTCCAGCGGCCCGTTGCAATCTGTGTTGGTAACAGATGCCACCCAATGCATCAGGATCCCACTTGCCGGTCTTACCAGCCAACACCAAAGAATGGTAGAACGCATCGAACATGGGCATGCCCGCCGCCATGGACAAACCACACAATCCGACCGCCCTCAAATGGACAAGAGCTTCTTTCTTGCCCAAAGAATGGGGCACAAACCCGTCGGTGTTGAATGCCTTCTGTGGGTTACGACACAGCAGCCACTGTGTCCCGTCCCACACAGGCCTCGACTGGCAAAACTCCACCTGCTCTGGCACATAAGCAGGCGCCTCCACCTTCATGCGCAGTCCATACCCAAGGTACCACTCATGAAGGTTGGAAAGCAAGGGCAGCGAGGCTGGGGGCACGAAAAGTAAGCAGTCGTCTCCATCACAGAGAATGTCACCATCTATGTTGTGTTGGGCAAGATAATTGTGCGCCATCACAACAGAGATGATGCAATTCCCCAAAGATGTGTTGACATCACCAGAGCACCTCATTGCAGGCCCCTTGTAACGCACAACTCCATCTGGCACCCTGCCAAAGCCCTGCACAGTGAGCTGATGCTTCAATAGATATGCTAAGTCGCGCCTGTTAGGGAAGAGCCTAGCGTAAAGACTGTGCTCAAGTCTGAGCAACCCATCGCGCACGGATTGGTCAAACCTGCTAGCATCCAGCCCAACACAGCACCCATACCGCTGCAACTTGCTAACTATGAGCTCAGCTTTCCTCTGCTGGGTGAGGCCTTTGGCAATAACGACGTCACTCCCGCGCGCAGCCGCCAATGCATCATAGATGC